AAAATTGTTACTGATCCTGTTGTTTCATAGTAACGAATGTCAATCTTTTTACCTGTAAGTTCTAGTGGCTCTTTTACGCCACCATGTTCTGCTTCTTGTAATTTAAGAGCTCGTTCTACATTATATACACCATCTGAGGGTTTAAGTGTATATTGTCCTGGATATTCTACTGTAACTTCTTCACCATATAAAGCTCTAAAGAATGTTTCTATAGATCGTCTACTGCCTTTTGCTTCGTAAAAGTCTTTAGCTCTTTTATAAAAGAAATCTTTATTTGTTTTTATTGTTTTAGGAAAATCAGAAGCTAAAGCTCTACGCCATTTTTCTAAAAAATCATTTGAAGCGTAGTCTATATCATTATTATAATTTATTATACTATCGCCTTGCTTGCCTGCTTGATCCATAAATTCGTAATATTTTTTAAGGAATGTTACGAATCCAGAATAATTTTCTTTAATGAATCCAGGTACTTGATTATCTACTAAGTAAGAAGTATTTCTTTCTTCTACTGCTGTTGAACCTTGTGCTGCTGATAATGCTATTGTAGCAGTAGCACCTGTGGCTGAAGTGTCTAAAGCATTGGGTGTAATTGTAATTGTTGGTGTAGATGTAAACCCTGAACCTGGATTTGTAATTGTAATTGTTTTGACTTGTCCACTATAAACTGTTGCAACCGCTGTTGCTCCAGTACCACCACCACCTTCAATACTAATAGTAGGAACATTATTATAACCTGTTCCTCCATTAGTTAGTGTTATAGACGATACATATCTATAATGTGATGGTATAAAGTCTGTCATTAGATCTCTTCTACTTCAGGTGTTGCTGATATTTTTAAACCTAGTTTTGTATTAATAGTCGCATCAAGAACACTATCATCTAAAGTTAAAACAACATTTCTACTTGGTTTAGCAACCACTGCTGCTGTAGAAGTATCAGAAGTTCTAACTAGAGCTTGTGTTGTAATATCCCTTACATCTCTCTGTGTTACTGCATTAATTCTTAAATGTGTTTCTGTTCCATATAAAGCATTAACTATAATTGCAGGTATTGTAATCTTACCTGAATCATAATCAATTGTTCCTACTTCTGCAACCTTTGTTCCGTCTAAAGCAATGGCATTTACCACACCTGTTCCTGAATATGTAGGTGGAACGACTGTTGAACCTGGTACATCAACTAGAGTAACTTTATGAATTACTGAGCCTACTTTAATATCAAAGTATGTACTAGTCAATTCTCTAGGTTGTAATTTCTGGTTAAACATAACTGTATAATTTTTAGACACAGCTAGATCTGGTTTTATTCTTTTCTGTAATTTGTTTGTAATTCCTATTGTAATAATAGACTCTGATCTTGCTTTAATTGCGTCATGAAGTCTTGTGTTGTAAAAACTTTTATTTAATTTATTAAGATCGCTGTTGAAATAATTTATAACTGCTCCGTTAACTTCTGCCTCTAATTCACCTTTGCTTAATGCTGTAAGTTTAGGATCATAAGATAAATTAATATCCAATCCAATATGTGTAAATTCTGGATCTACAAATTCAGGTATAATAGCCACTGGTGTTTTAGGATCAATAATAGATGTTTTAATATTATCTTTGTCTGATTCTGTTATTATAGAACCTACCACAGGGTTTAAAGATATAAAAACTTTACCATATATAGGTGGATCGTTTTTCTCTCCTCCCCAAACAGAACATGATTGTATGTTTTCGTTACTTGCTAATATTAGTGATTCGTAATCTGCTGATGTTACAGCTCTATCCCTTGAAGCATTGTGTTTAGGTGCGTTGTATCTTATCTCATCAATTGTTTCTTTGTAAGCTCCACCAAATGCTTTTGATGCTGTTTTTAATGTTATTGTTTCTCCTGAACCAGCAAGAGTTGTTCCCATAGTAAATGTTTTAGCATTGTTTGATAAAGTTGCATTAGAGTTAATATAATCAATTAAAACTATATTGCCTGCTTTTAACTGTTTTCCTAATACATCATCTCCAAATCTTATTTGATATAAACCATCAGCTCCTTCCTCTACGAAGTAAACTTTGCTATCTGCTTTAATATCTAAAATTTTATCTGATTTAGTGTATGTAATTGTTGTGGATTCTGAGGCAGATTCTTGTACTCTAACTCTTAGTGTGCTTGTATCTATTGCTTTATTAGGTATTACAAAAGGTCCTGATAATGCTGCCTGAGATACTACAAATTTATTTTCTACTCTAAGTCCTTCTTTAATCGCTAAACTACTAAAATTGAATTGTGTTTCTGTTGCTGAGTCTGCAGTTTGTCCTGTGTACATACCATATGTCAATCCAGAATCTATTGTTACTCCAGATGATTGACTGGTTGTAGTACCTAAAGTTTCTACACCTTCATTTATATTATTTTTAGGAATATAAAAACTTTTGCCTGGATACTCTGTAAATGTATATGTTGTTGCCCCTGTTCCTGCTGTGTTTGCCGTTTGTGCTGCTGTTTCTGTTAAATAAACTGGATAAAAATATCCTTTGTTTCCTGCTGTAGGTAAAACACTTGTTCCATATAAGAAGTAAGGGCCTGCTCCACCTGCTGTTGTAGCATTTACAGTAGTTGTATCTAATGGATAAAATTTATAAGTGGCTCCATCTACAGTTGTAGAAAAAGGCACATCTCTGTCTATTTGTAATGTTGTTGAAGTGTATGATGTTGGAGGCACAACCGTTAAATTTACTTTTGCTACTGCTCCTCTTCGTGATCTGGGAGTATATCCTAGTGCTTTCGCTATTGAAACTACAGACTCTCTTTTAATTGCTGTGTCTATAAAATTTTCATTAGCAAGCATGTGCGCTAGCATTCCATTATAGTGTGTATTGTATGCTAATATCTCTAGTAATATGTTTAAGCCTGATCCTTCAAAATTATAATCACTAAACTCTTCTTGTCCTTCTAAGAAAAGTCTTAAATTGGCTTTAATATTATCAAAGTCTAATTCTGTTACGTCTAATTGTGCCATTTTACCTTAACCTTGTTAAATTAAATGATAGTCCTTGAGGATTGTCTACACCTATAATTTTATAATTTATACCTATCTCGTAAAGTTGTTGTTCATAGTTTGCTCTTACTGCCACGTCTGTTAGGTTTACTCTTGGTTCAAAATTTTCTATAATTTGTCCTATAACTACCTTTATTGATTGTTCCAATCCAGGCGACATGTGTTCAAATAATAATCCTGAAAGCGGTGAGCCTAATTCTGGATGAAATTTTCTTTCATATGGTTCAATCATCATTAAATTCATTATGGATTGTTTAATTGCATTAACATCTAGTTTCTTACCTATATCTCCTGACAAGGAATTTACTTTGAAAGACAAATCTATGTCTTTATATAATCTGTTAATTGTTCTTTTTGTCGCCATAATAGTATTTATACACTACGGATCGAATCTATTGACTGATACATCATTAAATCCGTTTGTTGCTGATGTACTAGGGCCTTCTATTATTAATTCTAGTTTAGGTTTATTAATTTTAGGTAAAGGATCTCCTAGTAATACTCCTAAAACATCTATATCAGGTATAGTTATAGGTGTTGCTTCTATTTTTATTTTTGCTGGATCGTTAGGATCTGGAATAGCGTTTGTAACTGCACTACATAAATTATCTAAATCTGCTGCACCTGAGGTTATCATATCCGATAAATCATCTATGGATTTTATATCTCCTAAGTCAACATCACCCCACTTACCTTTAATATATTCCATTTGTTGTTTTACATCTTGAACCCCATTAACACCTTGCATTACCATTCCTATTGCTTTTTCTACATCTGCTTGTAATGACTGTAATTCTGGAGGTAAACTTCCCCCACCTAGTATAGGTATGTTTCCCATAACTTTATCTTTTAAGCTATTAAGTTCTCCCTCTAAATCATCTGCAAATTTTTGAGCTTCTGCAATACCTGGAATTTCATTTAATGTGTCTTCTATTTTTTGATCTATTTCATCTAACTTGTCTGTTAGTTCTTTTGCTTTTTCTGATATTCCGCAACTCATCTTAGCCTACTCCTGTTCCTGTATCGACACCTGCGTCGCCATCACCACCTGTACCACCTGTTTGTGGGTGTACATGGCCTGTTAATGTTACTTCAGGATCTCCTGCTTTAACTTCTACTGAGGCATCTAATGTTCCTGTTAAGTCTATTTGGACATCACTATCATCATGTTTCATAATATCTAGATTGTCAATTTTTAATGTATCCTGTCCTTTAATTATATCTACTCTTGTTAGTTCTCCTGTAAGTGCAATCTCTTTCTTAACTGTGGTTGTATGTGTATCATCATGAGTAAATTTAGCAGGCGCTCTTGTAATTACAGTAAATTCATTTGGTTCACCATCTTTACTTGTTGGCTCATTCTGCATTATTTGGAAATTGTCTCTAGCTTTTAGTTTGATATTATTAAGTGATTCTACATTAAATCCAGTTGACTTAATGGTAAATGGTCCACCACCTGTTGACAATGTAAATCCTTTATTAGCATCTCCAATTTCTGTTGCCATTCCAATTCCATTAGTAACCTGAAAGAAAACTCCAAAAGTTTCAGGTTTTTTAGTTCCTGGTGGAACACCCGCAATAACATTATATAATTGTCCTCCAATATTATGAGATTGTGAACCAGAAATTTGTTTATGTTGTGAACCAGATGTAATTCCTTCTACATCATTACCACCAACTTCTGTTCTTCTTTCTTTATGTACTGAAGTGTACATACTACCTTCCACTTCTAAATAGTAATCACCTTTAACTTTTTGTTTCATTGTTCCACCAACAGTAACATTAGCATTACCTTGTATAAAAACATTGCTAGCGCCTTCTATAACAACATTATCTGTACCGCTTACATAAGTTGTTTTAGAACCATCATTGTGTATCTCATACCATGTGTTTGCTGGATGGAATTCTGATATTCTAATGTTGCCTGGTGTGTTGTCATATTCTTTTACTATGCCTGAAATTGTTTCTGTAACTTGGTTAAAAGGATACAAAGATGTCTCTGAACCTGAAGGGCTGCCTCCTGATTTAGGATCAAAATATGTTTGTGGAGATTCTGTTTCATCTTGTTTTGTTGCTCTTGCATCAGGAAGTTTCCATGGTTTTGTTTCGTAATCTGCCCCACTAGCTGTAAAAGGATCTTTGCCTTTATATGCTTCATCATGGAATGGTGCTTTTGCTGTGTTAACTCCCTCTTTGTTTATGTCTGCTATTTTAGCTCTACGATTAACTAATGAATAATGTGTTTCTGCTGCTTGTCCTCTAGCCAATCTAGATATGTCAGGCTCTCCTACTCCTGAATATCCTGTACCTACATCTGCATCATTAGCACCCCCACCATCTAACAGTCCTCCTGTAAGACTTGATACTGCGTCGTCTATAGCACCTGATACTGCATCTGTTACTGCACCTATTGCTCCGTCTATTATACCTTCTTCATTGTTTGCTTTTGCTGCTGTTCCTGACGCAGCTCTAGGATATACCTTTGCTGGATCTGAAAATCCTTGTCCATCTTGGAAATCTTGTTCTGCTGGCTCTCCTGCAATTGAACCTAATATAACAGGAGTCTGTCCTGTCTGTCCATCTAAGAAACAACCAAATACAGTTGAACCCTGTACAAGATTAGGTGTTTCCATTATTCCGTTCATTGCTGCACTTGTAACAGGATTAATAGGTACTGCATAAGGTAAATCTTTTGTGGGTAGTAAGGACTTGTCTGGTGTATGATATCCAAAGATTCTTACTTTATATCTACCTGCTGAGTTTACATCGCCGATAGACTCTACAACACCCAACCAAAAGGCAGGTTGTTTCATATTTAATTTACCAAAATTTTGCATCATGTTACTTTACCCAATCCGTTTTTAACTATTTCCATTTTCATTGTATGTCCTGTTACTATATTTACTTTATGAGCAATTGATGTCACTAAATATCTACCAGATAAAACTTCATCAACCTTTTCTTCAGACTTAGTTGTAGCACTAGGATAATCTAAATATATCATATTTCCTACTTCCATATCAGTTCTTCCTGGAACATCTATTTCAAAAGTATAATTATTAAAAGAGTTAATATATTGTGTTCTTCTTGTTACATTTCCTACCCATTTTTCTTCTGATGTCTTTTTTCCTTTATCATAAATGCCTGAAGCTACACCTGCATAAGTATTACCATTTAAAATTTTAAAGTTTGTGTATGTATCTGGATTTCTTATAACATGATCCGGAAGAGGTGCTGTATCATCTGTATGAACAAATTTCTCAAAATCCTCTACAGCATCTAAAGTCTTATAGGTTCTTGTTTTATTATATATGTCATATGCTTGAACATTAGAAGCATGATAACCATTTAAACTTCCTTCTATAATATCTATTGTTTTAGGTATTGTAATTTCTTCTATATCATTAAATTTGTCTTTTATAAGATTGCGGGCAGTAAAATTTACTCCACCTGTTCTTTTTCTTTTTGCCGTTGCACCTACAAAGTACTGATCAAATAAACTTTCTTTTTGAGATGCTATTAAATTTTGAATAGATGTTAATCCAAATGCTTTGTTAGTTTCAAAAAATATAACATCAGAACCAGGGTGTGATGCCTCTTCTACATTGCCTGCAATATAATTCATATTTTGAAACGGTGTCCAACCATTAGAAACATATTGTAAATCAGATGTATGATCATCACCTATATAAAGTAGCGATTTTTCTTCTTCTTTATAAACTCTACCTGTTGTTGCAATAAAATTATCAAATATGCTTTGTGCAATATTAGATGTATTAAAAGCTCCTGAGCCCTCTGTATCTCCAGGTATAGATTGATGTATTGTATTAACCAAGTCAGTATATCCTTCTATAGATATAAAATTTAATACATAACTCTGTTGTCTATCGTTTTCTAATCTTCTGTTTTCTATTGATGTAATAACGAAAGATCTATGTATTACTGAGTCTGGAGAATCTGGAAATGTTGATGTTCTCAATTTTAATGTAAATGGCTCACCACCTACAATAGGATGCTTTTCTATTATAGCATCGGCATCAGCGAAAGCTAAACTACCTTGTAAGCAAGGACTCCATAAACTTTCATATATAAGTATTTCTGTTACTTGTGCTAGGGTTAAATCTACGAAATCATCATTATTATTATATAATCTCATTTCGTCGATTTTTACATCACCAGCGAAATTAATTTTCTCTTCCATTACCTCACCAGTCTTTTATATGTCTCTACTATTTCCTCTACTTGTTCTGCAGGTGGGACTATAATTTGTCTTTTTTGTTCATTTAAATCTGTTTCGTAATCCAGGTTGGTAATTGGTTCTATTTTATTATCAAGCTCTTGTTGAGCGTCCCAATCTACAATTACACTCTTGTCTTCTTTCAAAACCCAATGATGTATAGACGATGAATTGTTTGAACCATATTTATCATTAACATAAGTTACCACTTCCTCTTGACTTATAGGCCACTCTCTTTGAACATCTACTATATCGTTAGCTAACAATAAAACCCAATGATAGTCTGTTCTACCATATAATTTATCTGCTAATATTTCAGGAGTTTCGTAGTCTTTAACATAATATTTCTCTATTATCATTCTATTTTTAAAAAATTTATCTAATATAGCTCTACGAAATATATCAGGGATAATAGTATGAGTCTTTTGATTATTATATGGATACGCAATTTTTGGTAATGATTGAAAATACATATTAATACCCCGCTGCTATTCTGTTTGCCGTAAGTGTTTCTAGTTCTGTGAAACTTAATTCCATTGTTATTTCTGAAGGTGCTCCTAATGTATCTTTAATTGTTTGGAATGAACCATCTGGTCCATATGTAATCTTAACATCTGTTAAAGCACAAGATGAAATCTTAGGTAAGTGTTCATTACTTACAACAAACCCTTCACTAGGATCATAATGCAAAAATTGTATTGCAAATTCTGAAGGGTAAGTTAAAAATGAATTGCCTGGTGTAAGTTCTGGGTGCATGTGATACTTAAATAACTTTATTATTTCTTCTACATTCTGCAATTCACTTTCGTTTTTAGGTGAAAACTGATATTGAAATGCAAATTTTCTAAACCCTATACTTTTAAATAATTGTTCTTTAAATGGATTGTTTAACTTTTTAGATTGTGCTTCAATTGCTCCACCTACATTTGCATTACCTAAACCAGCTGTTCTAGGTATATCTGCTGCTCCTGCTATAATTCCTCTTCCTGCTAACTCTACTATTTCTGAAGCATCTATTTGATTAAATCTTCTATTTGTTAGTGCTCCTGCTATACCTAATTCTTCTGATTGCCAATCTGCTTGATATGCCGATATAATAGACTGAGGCACATGAAGATGAATTGCTGAGTTCAAAAATGTAGTTGAATTATCTTCTTCCATTAATTTAGAAGCACCGCCTCCTAAAATAGTACCTGCAACAGTAGCACCTGCAATTTTGCCAAGTTTACCTAAAACAGATCCCTTTCCTCTAGCCGCTGCCAGCCCTGCTCCAAGCCCAGCAATCGCACCACCTGCTGCCATTAACCTTGTGTGTCCTGCGTGATCTGCTGAAGATCTATTTTGTTGTGTAGAAAATTCTGAATTAGGATCTAAATCAATTCGTTCTCTATAGTCATTTTTAGGGAATTGGAAACTTATATCGCTGGTTCCTCTTACATCTTTTCGAGCTGCTAATGAAGTTCTCCGTACCATAATATAAAATGCTACAGCGTTTGGTTGGCTTGCAGATAATATTTCTTGAGGATAATGATGGGATTGAAAAGAATTTTTAAAATAATTACTATAATTTTTACTGTTCCTAGCATGCCAAGCAGATTGGGCTGCCTTCTTTTCCGAAGATTCAAGAGATCCAACCCAACCTTTGTCGAGAGGATCATCATCTTTTCCGAATAGAAATTCAGTGGCATCTGTAATTGTTTCCTGTACAGCTTCTCCTACTGCTTGAAATACAGTTTGGCCTTCGACTGCACCATCATTTGTCTCTTCTGTAGTTTGTCCTTCTTGACCTGTGCCTTGTTCGTCTAGCTGATTGTTGCCTTCTGTCATGTCTGCCCTATAAATAGTTAATTAACATTATAGTCTTATTTATATGGTTTATGCCAAAGAAATATATAAAGGAAAGTT